TACACTGAGTCGTAAACCTTGATATCATAGTCATTGAATTTACGCAACCTGTTTTAATACTATGTTGGTTTAAACTGGAATATCAGGACTTGAACCTAAAATATATAAATCAAAATTATATGTGTTACCATTACACCATATTCCAAAGTTATTACCCGGGTTACTGTCCCTTTTTTAATAAGAAGTCCACCCGGATAATAATGTTCTTTTTTAGAACAAACCTTTAATATAAACATTATATAACACTTTTTACATTAAATCAAGGTATTTTTTTATTCAATGCATTAAATAAAAAATCTTCCCAAGGTAATTTTGATGATGCTCTAAAATGCTTCATCCATACTTCCCAATACTCAGGTGAGATTATTTTTGTATATTCTTCTAATTTACTTATATCATTTTGTTCTTTATACTTAATCCCAAGATAATCACAAATACCTTTTAATGCTTCTATAGCACATTCATGTTGATATGATATATTTTTCATCAAATTTGCTTCAACATGATTACTCATGAATCCACACTCTAAAAGAACTGCTATCATTTTAGTTTCTCTTAGTTCGTGAAATCCACTTTTATATATTATAGTATCTTTTTTTACTCCCCTATCTTTTAGATTCATACCTTTTAATAATTGTTTGTGTATCGCTGTTGCTAATTTTTTCCCTTCGATACTAGAATTATGATAAAATGTTTCAATACCACCCACATTATCTGACCATCTAACACCTATAGAATTAAAGTGCCATGAAACATAAATATATACTTTATATTTACCTGAATCATATTGTTTATTTGCTCTATCTGTTCGTGTTTTTAATGGTGTATCTGTCCTATCAGGACTAACATCATATGTATTAAATCCAAAATCTTTACAGGCTTGTATAAATATAGTTTTGGTAGGATGATTAAATTCATTCTCACGTATTACAGAACCATCTTTAAACTTAGGAGTCCTTTTGCCTGCAGTTTCTAGGCCATCCGATGACCATCATTACAAATGATTAAAACATCTTTTTGTAATAATGACATATAGCATCACTTCCTTTCTATTTGTATATAATACAACAAAAATATCTATTTAAATAGGTGTTTTGTTATAATTTAAATGCTATTATGTAACTTCCCTTATCGACTTGTATTGCTGTTTCATCTGATGTGCTTTGTGACCATTTAAATTGAAGAATACAACCACTGTCCCCAGTTTTTATTATTGATCTCTCATAATAAGGCATTTCTCCTGATGCAAGCGCACCTATAGAAACCGTAGAAGTTAATAAATAATTATTCATATATAATGATACATCACTCATATAAGCAGTATTAGTGCTTGCACCTATAAAAACTTTACCATCGTGAAATACTTCATAATCTCCACTTACTGACCATTGAGTTTTTAAATTTGGTGTATCACTTGAACTACTATAAATTAATACTAATTGTACCTCAAATAAACTATTAGAAGGCAATTTAATAAATAATTCATCATCGTTTTGTGTTGTCGTACTTTCTACAACTGTTTCATCATAGTATTTAATAACATTTATTGGAACACTTTTACCATCGGTTATCAATGGTATCATGTTATTATTACTTATTGTGAAATCAGTTACGAAAAAATATTGATTATTAGCACCTGTAGTAAATCCTACATCTCCACTTTCTATGGCTGAAAGAGTGATTGCATATTCAGCATATACAGGTTTCATCCCATCCACTTCTAATCTTGCTCTTATAACATTATCTGGAGTTTTATCAATCCACAACATCATCCTATCTCCTGTTTCAATACTTCCAGATAATGAGCCTGTAGCAACATAAGAACCTGAACCACTTACATTTTCATATATTTTTAAATCATCATGTATGTCAATTCTTATATAATTAGATGAATCAATATACCATATTACACTACCGCCATATGTATCTATTTTAGAATACATTTCACATTTAAATGAGAATGAATTTACATCATTCATTATTTCTATCATATCAGTCGGTTCTTCCCAAGCATAAAAGAAACCTTTTTTACCTATTTTTTTATCAAAATAAACTAGTGTATAAGTATCATTTCCAATCCATGGTGATTCATCATAATTTCCAGAACCATCATTTACAATAAATGATGATGTTATTCCAGATACATCTCTTATCATACATAATTTATTGACTATGATAAATTCATCTTGTGCATTGGCGGTGGTAGTAGCATCAATGTATACATAACTAATAGAATTCCATCCAGAAGGAGAACCCGTAGTATCAAATGCACTTTTATTAATATGTAACATTATCCATCCACTAGCAGTAGTAGACCAAGTTGCATAATAATAATTTGATGAATTATTACCTAATCTTATTTTTATTGAACTTATATAACTATGGTCTGAAATATAAACAATCAATAAAATTTTATCATCTGAGCCTTCAGCAGCACCAGAAGGATAAACAGTTAAATCAATAGTTGCTATAGTATCATCAATTGTTATAACACCTGATGAATTATCATTTTCTAACATTTTAACTCCGCCTATACCACACAATACATCTGTATATTTGACTGTAGATGCTGTTATTGTTCCTGATGTACCAAAGTCACTATGATTCTCAAAATTATGTATTTCTTTAACATTATTTTCTATAGCATAATCTAACATATTATAAGAATTAATAGAATTTGAATAATTTAATTCTCCCATTATATTTGTTAATGCTTCTTCATTTTTATTTAAATTTGTATCATTTATAGGGGGAGTAGTTCCATTTACAAATGTTGTTTCAGTCCAGTTAGCAAAATTAGACATTATTGAACCTCCTTTTTAACATTTGATTTTTTATCATATATAATTTTTTCAATTTTAATCTTATTATTGTCTAATATTAAATTAGAAGACCTGCATCCTTTATGTGATAATCTTCCTTTTTTATCTGTTGTTTTTTTCAATACAATTGTTGCTGTACAAATATACTTATCCTTTTCTTCTATACAGGTGTATTTTTTTATTCTTATTTCATTTCCTTCATTAATAAAATCTAATATAACTTTAGCAAAATTAGCTTCTGCATTAAACTTAAATTCTTCTGTCAATATCCCATCTACTTTATTTTCTTCTTTTATTTCTGTATTAATTGTTATATGATTCATGATCTTACTCCTTTCTATAATTTAATTGCTTTAATATATGATCCTTTATCAATTTGTAAAGGTGTTGCACTGACTGCATGTTTGGCCAATTGCAATTGAAGTTTACACCCACTATCACCTGTCTTAATTAATATCTTTTCAAAATGTGGGAGTTCTCCTGTCGCTGCAGTACCTACTGTAATTGCTGTAGGAAGAGCATAACTATTCATATACGCGTTTATATCAGTATATGATGTTGTATCGCTACCAGTAGCTATTATTGACCTACCATCACTAAATAATTCATAATCTCCACTAGCAGACCAAGCAACTTTCATATCAAGTGTAACACTTGTACAACTATATATTAATACTAATTCAACTTCAAAAAGACTATTAGAAGGCAATTTAATAAATAATTCATTATCATTTTGTAAAGTAGTACTGGATGATAAAGATTGATCATAATATTTAGTAACTATTATATTTATTGCCTTACTCCAATTAGATAATGGAATAGATGGATTATTACTGGCAACATAATCGGTAAGAAAATAATATTGATTTACATTATCATGGGTAATTGCTAAATCACCGCCTAAAGTCGACGCAAAAGAACATGCATACTCAGCATATACAGGTTTCATCCCATCCACTTCTAATCTTGCCCTTATAATGTTATCTGCTGTCTTATCTATCCATAATTCCATTCTATCCCCTGCTTCGATATTACTTGATAATGTTCCTACAACAACATAAGAACCTGAGCCATTTATATATTCATAAATGGTTAAATCATTTTCAATAGCTATCGATGCCCAATTATTATAGTCTATATACCATAATATAGTACCACCGTAATAATCTATCTTAGAATACATTTCACATTTGAATGAGAATGAGTTTACATCATTCATTATTACTACTTTATCATATGGATATGGTCTTGCATTATGTAAGCCTTTTTTTCCAATTTTTTTGTCATAATACATTACTATATATTCATCACCAGTTAAATACATATTAGTATTATAATTACCTGAACCATCATTTACCATTAAAGAGCTTGGTATTGTAGTATCTGAAATTCGTCTTATTAAATACAATTTATTGAGTATGATATAATCTGATTGACTATTGTTTTTTGTAGAAACATAAATTCTTACAAATGTTATATCATCCCATCCAGAAGGTGTGCCATCAGTACCAAAATCACTTTTTTTAGCCTTATAAAAATTCCACCCAGTAGATAATGACATATATTTATAATAACAATTAGAATCATCATCACCTAAACGTAAAAGTAAAGTAGTAAATACTGTACTATCAGATACATTAAAACATAATACAATATAATCTGATATACTAGCACTAGCACCAGAAGGATAAGCAGTCAAATCAATAGATGTTATATTATCATATACACCAATACTAGATGCTGATGCTGTATTACTTTGCATAGTAATGCCACCGATTCCAGAAATAACACCTGATGATGTCGCTTGGCCAAGTGACATAGTACCAGTAGTAGTAAAATCACTTATATTCTCAAAATTATGTATTTCTTTAACATTATTTTCAATACCATAATCCAATGCCTGCTTCATAGATGTTGCATTATATGAGTTTAATTCACTCGTTATATTTGTTAATGCTTCTTCATTTTTATTAAGATTAGTAGGCGTAATATGAGGCGCAGAAAGATTAGCATATGTTACAGGTGTCCAATTTGCATAATTAGACAATATAATCATCTCCTTCTCATTTTATATTTAAATTTCTATTTTTATTAGGTATTCTTGATTCACTTAGTACATCTTTACCATCTATTACTTTAGGCATAATTTCTTTTTTTTCTTTTGTATGTCCTTTTACATATTCATGAATTTCAATAATTGATATAGCATTATAACAATCTTTTTTAACTTTTTCTTTTAATATAACTTTATTTTGTGTATCTGGTTCTATAGCTATAACATCACTTTCAAATACTATATCTTTTCTATTGAATATTAATTTTTTAATTGTTATATCTTCGCCTGATTTAACTAGATCAAGTAAAGATTTCATAAAATTAACTTCTGCATTTATTTTAAAATCATTTTTTAAATTACCGTTTTCTTTATTTTCTTCTTTTACTTCTATATTGGAAACTAATGTCTTCAATAAAATCATCTCCTTTAACTTAATGTCATTGTATATTCTATTAATAATTCTTCTCCACTAGATTTAGTATAACTCCATAATACATGAGATAATAAGTTACCTGTATCTGCTGCAGATGTTGCCGAACTTCCACAGAATAAACCTACTTCTTCAATAGAACCTGTATAATCTGTTGTAATTATATAAAATGTAGCATTCACCGTTGTAGTAGTAGCATTTATTAAACTTACATATGGAGTCCTAAATACTTCTGTGCCAAGTATAGGGTCGGTCGCCGTAACTGCTGTATTATCTGTACCTATAGCACAGTATTTAATTTCATAATAAAAACTTAATGAATATCCTAAAAATGCTCTAGCTATTCTATAATGTACATCTGTCATTACAAGATTATGCTTTTCATCAATTTTTTTCTTCAATCCATCTTTAATTGAAAAAAAATTATATATTCCATCAATCTTAGATGTTTCTATAGATTTTGATTTTGTTATTATAGGGTGTTTTTTTTCTAATTTTTTATGTATAATATACAAATTAATCCCTCCTAATCATTTACAGTATCAGTATCAACAACTGCACCAGGTACTAAACTATCACTTGGATATAATGTATCAGCAGGTTCAAGAGGGTCTATTTTACTAAATACATATTGACCTGCTTGAGATATTGTTTCATCTATATCGTGTACATAAACTACTATTTCATCGGTATCTACACTTATTCTTGATGCTTCAACAAGATTCTTGAAAAAATCTTCCCATCCACCAGTATTCGGACTATCTAAAATTTCATAATCATACGTTATTGCATTAATACTCCTAGGAGTCCATGTACAACTTTTTATTAAAAAGTATTCATATACAGTTCTTAAATCACTCATATTTACTAATACTTGCTCACCTGGTTCATATATTTTGCTATATGTTCTATAAGTAAATGTATCTGCTGTATTAGCATATTTTTCAAGTAGATTATGACCATACTGTAATGCATCTGTTAAATCTTCTAATTTGCTGTTGTATGCATAAGCATCATAATAACCTCTTGTTGCTATTTCATTTGTATCATGTGCAACAATGATTAATGGTATAACACCATAATATGTAACCCTTATTTGATCTGTTGCTGTTAATACTGATTCATTCTCGTCATGTGTTAATTGAGTACTTCCATAACTCCACCACCATTGTTTACTTTCTCCTTCATCCAGTCCTCTGACACCAACATCTTGTACTACCCATCCACTGCCTGTATTAACTTCTATCAAAGGTTCTAAACCAATTTTATATTTAACAAAAAATTCTCTGCTACTAGAATCAGGTGGTGGAGTAGGTTTTTTTTGTGACTGCACTACAGATAATCTACCTGGGCCTTTTACGTATTGTCTGTTTCTATAATTTTCCATTGTTCTTTTTCTTCTAAAATTATTTATAATACTTGTCAATGATGAATCAACAATAGGAGTACTTGATATAGAATATCCTATAATTTGAAAAGATAACTGTTTATTCTTATTTACATTCCAAACATAGTTACCAAAACTTTTTAAATGATTTAAAGCAGAATGACCATATACATATGAAAAAGGTACTTTATTTATAATAGTTGTAGGTGTTATTGTACCTGCTGTAATACCATAACTTGCGAAGAAATTATCTATTAAATATGTTACCATTTCAGTTATAGTATAATTACTAAATCCTTTTACAATTAAAATTCTTTCCACTAATTCATTATAATCTGTAGCAACAACACTATATTCTAATCTTCCTACACTTGGTGAATAATCATCTAAATCTTTTATATACCCTCCCCATAAAAAAGTAATATCTTCATAGAATGTAACTTCTGTACCAGCATCAATTGTTGCACCATTCAAATATTTAATGGTAAATGAAAAAGTTGATTTAGTACCAACATTTTCATTAACAGACCATGTATTTTGTTCAATTTGTACTTCTGTACCTGTATCTTTATTTCCACCAAGATATACATGTCTTATACCCATTATTTAACCTCCTTTGTGAGTTAAAACACCTAAATCATTCAATTCTTTTACTAATTGTTTTCCAACTGCTCTACCATTAGTCATAGAATCAGCATAAACATTTAATACAATAGCATTATTTGATGATACATTACCGGGTGTAGCTGTTGTTATACCAGGTATACTATTGCTAATACCATTTACCATACCTGTTAGACCTGCTGATATATTACCAGATACCATATTAGCAGCATTAGCAAGTTTTTTCTTATATTCTTTAAATCCATCTAGCATCATATTCATTAAATTAGGAATCCATTCATCACTATCTTTACCCGCACCCTCTTTAGTAGGTGAAGTCCATCCTAAATAACTTTTAATAGTAGAAGATATTGAATTGACTA